ACCGTGGGCGAGCGATTTCCGGTGTCCCTGGGTGGGTCCTACTTATAGGTTTGACTGAGTTTTACTGGATTTTGGATCAAATTTAACTGGATTTGAAATGATTGGGCCGATGAATATGTTGGGTTGTATGTTAGGCCCTTATCTGATGATGGTGATAATTGTTTTGTGATGTTTTTGATGGGTGTGAATGTAAATTAAACAGTGAACTTTTTATTGAATACATAAGGTTCTATTACATCCATGTCGATAATTTCTGGGTTTTCTATTACAAAGATATCCAGCCTTTCGACGATGTCCATGATGTCGATCTCTTCTATGTTTGCTCCGTGGTAGGCGAATAAGAAATTGGCGATGATGTTCCCTTCGAATCCGTTGAAGTCGAATGGAATGTGGAGGTCCCCGTACGTGTACTTGACTATCCCTTCATACTTGATGAGTGCCGGTGTTCTGGTGGATAGTAGTTGTATGTGAATGAATAGCTTCATTCCATCCATGATGCGCACGTCGACTGTGAACCTGACGCCTTTGCTGTTTGTTCCGCTTCTCGTCATCTTGCTTTGGTGAAGTGAGTGTGTAGGTTATGCTCATATATAGACCTGAACTTGAGATATTTGGTTTTGTTGTGTGGTTGTGAGTGATTTATATTTATGTGATTGTGGATCAATTCTGGAAAGATATTATTCAATTCATGTCTGACAGTGATGATTTGAATTCGTATATACGTGTATATACGACAAGAAAAAAAAGGAAAATAAAAAGGAAAACAAAAACGTAGACTTAACTGGAAAGGAAAGAAAACAAAAGGAAAGGAAAAACTATAACTCAAGAAAAAATGGAAGCGCAGCGAGTCGAAAGAAGAAACAATTAAAAAAGAAACAAAAAAATAAATCCGAAAACGTCAGCGTTTGATTGGGTTAAAAAAAGAAAGAAAAACAAAACCCGAAAACGTCAGCGTTTGAGAGAAAATAAAAAAATAAAAAAGGCTCCTGTTTGAATTTTTGAAGGTGACTGGGTGGTTTTACCATTTACTGTGCGGTAAATGGTAAATTGGTAAGAGGAAGGTTAAAAACTGGGACATCAATAGGTAAATTTGTCCCCAATATACTGGAGACAATTGGGGACTCATAAATTACCTTTCCCAAAATACCCTCGCTTTTGTGTCTAATAGGCGCGTCGTAGTGCGCCTGTAAAGTGAACATTCTCTCTCCTGTTTTGGTCTCCAATACAATTTCCCGGTGATCGGAGTCGAATTTTCCGACACGCGCGGCGGTGTGTACCCCTGGGAGGGTAGGTACCACTACGCTACGCAGCAGCCTTAGCTACGCCGGAGCTTAGCTCGCCCACGTTCTAATATT